TTAAATACAACTAACCTATTACTTAATGATGTTCTATTAAATTCAGCTGTTGCTGCTGTATATGTATTTAAACCTAAACCTCCTTCTACAACCCCACTCTCTAATTCAGTACCAAATAGTGATCCTTCTACAACCCCACTCATAGGTGAAAATGGATCTAAACCTAAAAAATTAGTATGAAGTCCTAATCCATTACCTAAAGCTTGTGCTAAAGTTCCTATAGGTAAATAAACACCTTGATTTACATTCCCTCCTCCTTCAGCTCTTAAACCCTGTGCATTTGTACCCCATACATAATCAGAAAAACCTGCATATCCTATACCAAAGGATGCCGGTGTTTTAACAGATGTTCTTGATAATAAATTTTGTTTTGCTATGAATTTTATTCCTGAAGCCCCATCTAGCATGTACTTTCCTAATCTAGCTACATCATCTAATGCATTAGATACAGATTTTAACCCACCCCTAACTATAAAATCAGGACCTGATCTTACTGGAAGATCATCATTACTTAATCCTTCGGGAATATCCTTAGTAATGTAAGGTTGTTTACTATCACCTCCACCACGCTCGTCCCTCCCAAAAGACAAAGATTTTAAATCTGTCTGGAAATTAATTAGAGGCATACCTTATTATTAAATTCCTGCTGCTCCTTCAGGTAAGTTATTTGCGTATCTATTTACTGGTTCTTGATAAGCTCTAGCTCTTTCTCCATTTTGAGAAACATTAGGAACTTTATAATTCATAGGACCTGCTCCAAAGTTATCATATGCTGGATTTGGTGTTGAAGGATCCCCCATGTTAGAATACTTATAATGAAGATCTGATACCATTACTTGACTAACACTATCTGCTGGTTGTGGTTCAGCAGGTGAGATAGGATAAGCTAATGCTGATCCATTTGCATCATATCTTTTTCTTATTGAAGTTAAATCGTTTGCCATAATTTTCTGTTTTTATATTATTGTTTTATTATAAATATTAACCTATTTTAGAAGTCGCCATAGCCATTGATTTTCCTGCTTTTGCTCCATCAATAAATACATCTCCACCTTTTTCTACAGCAGCTATTAATCTATTCATTTTTTCATTTAGTTCTTTTAATTGAGAAACATCCTCATCCTCTCCACCAAATAAACTACTAACAGCTCCTATAATTCCTCTTGCTGGTGCTGTTGCTGCTTCCATAAGACCTGATGCTGCTCCTCCTATACTAGGTAACATATCAGTTAATTTACTTAAAGGCATAACTGCTTCTGGTTCACTACCTTCACCTATTAATGCTGCTGTTGGTTTTGTAACAATACCCCCTTCTTCTAATCCAACTAAACCACCTACTAATCCAGCTAAATCAGGAGTATTAATTGTACTAATATCTACTCCTGGTATGTAATTTAAACCATCAATAATTGAATTAATAACACCTAAAACTACAGCTACTACAGCTTGTATTGGGGCTAAAATCATTCCAATAGCTCCTCGTGCTATACTTTTAAACCCTTCTTCAAAATCACCTTGAAATATTTGTATAATTCCTTTAAATATTCCAGCTAACCCTTTAACTCTTTCTACTATCATTGTTATCATTTCTTTCGCTAAATTCAAAGGTATTGCAATAAATGTTCCTATTACTTTACCTATAGTTTTAAATATATCTCCCATTTCGGTTCCTTTAGGAAGTAAACCATCAAACATAGCTGATATTTCAGTCAACCCATCCACTGCAATTTGCAGTGGGGCAAATGCCATTTCTAAAACAGGACCTAATATACCTCCTATTAAATCAGCTACTGCCGTTAATATAGGCATTAAAGGTTTAAGTGCTTTTTCTAATACATCAGTTAATATACCAAGAATAGGCATCAAAGGTTCCATTATTTTTATAAATAATCCTTGTATTTTTTCTTGGGCAGCTGCTACTTTGTCCATTTGGGAAGCTGTGTCCATTTGAGATAATACTCCTGCTTCGGCTAATTGTGCCTTTTTTTCTTCTGTTAATAAACCTGCTGCTGATAATCTATTATACTCTGCTTGTGCTTCAGATGCTGTTGTAACATCGCTTCCAAATGCCTTTTGCATAGCTGCAACTTTTTCTTGCTCTACTAACATCCCAGCCATGTCTTCCCTAGACATACCCATTGCTTTAGCTAATGCTTCTTGTTGAATAACATTCATTCCAGTAAATTCAGCTGCCGTACCTACTTCTTTTCTTATTTCAGCTGCTAATGCTGCTTGATCTCCTGCTAGTGCTGCTGCTCTAGCTCCTTCCAAATTTAACTGTCTACCAGTTAAAAGTTCTGCTTCCATTTCAGCTCCTATAGAAGATTCAAAATCTAATAAACTACCTTGAACACTTTCTAATTGTGAAGCACTAATTCCAAGTAGTTTTTGTTGGAATACTTGATTAGCCATTTCTTTAGTATTCATCTTATTATTTAGAATTTGAGCTTTTGACATTTCTCCAATTCCTTCTTGAATGTCCTTGGCACTCATCCCAACTTTATTTTGGGCATTCATTTCTTGAGTTACTGCTGTTACATCAACAAGTTGTTCTTTTATTGTTTTACCTGTTATAAAACCTTTTTCGGCAAAACCTTTCATTGCTTGTTCTGATAGGCCTGTTCTTTCTGCTATAGAAGCAAATTCAGTTGCCATCTCTTGTGAGAATTTAACTGATGAACCCATTATTTTATTTAATGACATCTGGGCCGCTAATACATCTTCACCACTAACTAATATATCATCAAAGGCAAGGGCTGCATCATTTGCTTCTCCAACAAAGTTCTGGGCCTCATCATATGATATACCCATATTTTTAGCTACTTCACCTGATTTACCATCAAGGAATTTAAAAGCTTCAACTAATTTTTCTATAGCCATAGCTAATAAAGCATATGGTCCTAAAGACTTCATTAGGTTTTTACCTAATTGTTTAGCTAAATGTGCACCTGCTTCTAATTTAGAAACATTACCACCTCCGGCTGCAACTAAAGCTTTAGTTGATTCTACAGCATCTCCAATTCCTAATCTTTTACCTATACCTGCAGGTAAATTCTCATCAATGGCTCCTGCGAGTCCCCCAATAAGACCCATTTTGTCTTCAACTTCTTCTTCTCTTCTAACAATTTCTGCTAATGTGTCTTCTATATCTCCAAATAACCCATGATTATCTGTCAACATACCATTTACATTGGCTAATGCTGCTTCTTCAGATATACTTAATTTTGTAGTTTTGGATTTTTGAATAAGTAATTCTTGTGCAGCTTCTAAATTCTTTCTTTCAGATGCTGCTTTTTGTTGAAGTTGAATTAAATCTGCTGAGTTAGCATTAAGAATATCATCTTGAATGTCTTTGACCTTTCCTACAACATTAGTTAAAGAAGTTACTGCTTTTTTAGTTAAATCAAACCCTTGTTTTCCACCCTTAATTTCATCATTAACACCTTGTAATCCATTAAATAAATCATTAATTTCTTCAGCCATGTCTCTTTCAGCTTCTACTAGTCTTTCAGCATTATCAACGGCTCTTTCGTATTCTTTATTTATTTTTTCAAGTTCTCTTGCTGTTAGGGCAACATCGTCAGTAGGCATTTCAAAGACTTTGGTTTTGCCCATTTCTTTATAGAGTTTATTTATCTCTATAACATCTTTTTTAGCTTGTTTTAATGTTTCAGCCTGTTTTGAAGTCATTACCTAATTATGGTTTTGTTATAAATATTGAAAGGCATAATTTCTTTGATGCCTTTGCAATATAATTAGGTGGGGATGTAGGTTTTTGTAAACTCTTATTAGTTGGTGGGGAAAATGGGGATTTAGGTATATTTGATTTTGATGGATTATTTAAATCAATATTAGTTCCCTTACCTTTGCTAGATTTTTTATATGCATCTGCTTCTGCTTGTTTAGATTCATAAATTTGTTTGTAAGTAAATTTACGTAACCAAAGAGGCATATTATATACAGTATGAAAATCATACCCTCCATTCCCATAGTAAACTATCTCATGGATAGTTTTAAATATTTGTATTCTATAGGTTGGAGTCAGGCCAAAAAAACGAGACGGTCATCGGGAGGTTCACTTCCTCTACGATGCCGTCATTACTCTCTAAGTCAAATTTCATATCAATGTCTGGTTGAAATGATTTTATATGTGATCTAAACGCCCTTGAATCTCTTGCTAAAAAATGATTATCTACAAACTCACGTATAACAGATGGTGTTTCATCTCCATTAACAGATAAAATTATATGTTTTAAACGTGTAGACAATTCAGGATTTGCTTTTTTATTTAATTTTTGCAATCCTTTTATTTCTGCTTGAATTTTTCTATCATCTCTACCTTGTAATAATTTAAATTGTATTGTTATACCAGATGATGGTAATTTAAATTCAAACCTATTTTCCCCCTTTTTAAGCAATTGTTTTTCATCCATTGGACGTGCTTCAATTGTAGAAAGATCTACTGTATGCTCTTCATTATTGTATTTAAAAGTATATTCAGCTCCATATCCTAAAACTCTAGCTGCTAACATAATAGCATTTTTATCACCTACTACTAAATCATCATAGTTTACTTTTTTATCTACTATTAATGATTTTAATAATCTGTCGATAACAGTTCCGTCTTTAATATAATTTTGATTTGTTAAAATATCTTCTTCTTTAGCTGTCATGTACTTCATTTCAACTTTTCCTGAAGATAAGGGGTTGGTTGTTGGGTATACCAAACCATTTGATGGTAAATCTACCATTTCTGTAGGGAATTTTAATTCTTCCATATAAATTTTATTTAGTTATAACTTAGTTGTACGTTTATACATATTAATATAAAAAAAAGCTTGACCGAAGCCAAGCTATTTTTAAAAATATGTTGAATTTTTTTAGAAATTCAATACGCAGTAATCCATTCCGATTGTTATATCGATGTTTTGAGCTTCACCATCAGTGTCCCAATTCATATCTGCAAATGATGAATCTTTAATGAATGCACCTTTAATAATCCATTCTGATACTACATCACCTACTGGTCCTAATACATCAATTGTTAAATCTTTCTTATAGAAATCAGAGTAACCAGCTCTACCTGTTACTGATTCATAATGTAATCTAACCCATTCCATTACTGCCTGAGCACCTGAAGGAGTAATTGGATCAAATAATTGCATTGTGATGTCATTCCATCTCAATTTACCTTTTACTTTTCTATAAGTGTTGATATGATTTAATACTATTTCGTCCTGTGCAAATCCTAATCCACTTATACCTTTAATGATATATGTTGGAATACCGTCGACGTACATTACAAACCTATTTGCTACTTTGGGCTCAAAAGCTGTGAAAAATATTTCGTTTGGGTCTAATACTGCCATTTTGTGTTTTTATTTAATTTTTTTATTCAGTTATAAATATTATGTTTTCTAATTCTTATGCAGGGAATTCAGCTCCTGTTGGAAGAATGTTGAAATCTAGGTAAATGAATTCTGCCGTTTTAGTAGGTTGTATGTATATAGCACCTCTTAATTCGTTTCTATCAATTACCTCAGGTCCATTATTTGAATCATTCATAACAACTTTAAACGCGTATAAACCTTGTCTTTGTTGTACTGACTCTAGATATGGATTAACTTGTCCTAAAAATACATTTCTTGTAGCTGCTGTATTTTGTTCAAATACTAAGTTATCAGATATTTGTGAAATATAATTTTTAAGTGCAATTAACAATCTTCTAACATTTACTCTATCTAAAGCTGATGCTTGAGTTTGTAGAGTTTTCTGTCCAAATACTACAACTCCTCTTCCTGGGAATGTTGCTATTGGATTTACTTTACCTACATATAGAGTATCTCTGTTTGCTTGAGTTAATTTTCTTTCTGCTTGAACTACTTGACCTAATCCACCTCTGTTTATACCTGCTGGTGCGAACCATGCTTCTGCTGTTCTATCATTAGCTGCATAAACTCCTGGAATTAGTGTTCCTGCTGGTACCCAAACTCTTTGTGCTGAATCTGGATCTGTTACCATACACCATGGCCAATATGACGCTGCGTATGATGTGTCTTTTCCTGCTGCTGTTCCAATAGTTGCTGTTATAGATGAATCATATAATTCAAGATCTAATATTACAATATTATCTCCTCTATTTTCAGTATTTGAAACTAATGAATTTAAAGGTGTAGAGAATGCAGATTGAACTAATCCTGGAGCTGATATGATGTTATATTTGTAATCATCTTTATTAGCTAATAAATTAATTGCATCTGTGTAATTTCCACCTAATAATCCTTGAGAATCAGTAGCATTAATTTTATCATAATATAATCCTTTTCCAGTTAATATTGATCCTTGAGCATCTCCAAATGTACCTGAAGCTGCTACTGGAATAGAAGCTGTAAATTGTGATTTTGCAGTTCCTGAATTATCAAAATAATTTGGAGTTTTGTAATGTACTTCTTTTACTCTTAAATATCTTGAAGCGTTTGGATAAGATCCTGTTGTTTGTAAATATGGATCAGCTGTTCCTGCTCCTCTTAACACTTGTGTTTGATCACCAATTATTCTTGAAATATAATTCGGTGAAGTTGGATCTAATGATACATTGTTAAAACTTTCAAGAACTGATTTTGCTCTTGTTGTATCATTACCTTGTCTTACTATTACACTAAATGTACCAGATGAAGTATTTGGTGATGAAATTTCCCATCTTAAATTATCTCTAGTTCCATTTGTTAAAGCACCTTGAGAATTTTCAGCTCCTGCACTATTCATAATAGTACCTTGACCTATTGATTCTAATGTGAAAGCATTTGCATCTGTTATGTTAGCATCTACTAATGTAAATGTTAAAGCTGATTCCGGAGTACCAATAGCTGCAGTTGCTGCTACTGAAATTACATCACCTACTGCATATCCTGCTACTGAACCTGAAGTTACAATAGCTGTAGGAGCTACGTGTAAATCACCTGCTGCAATTGTAAATGTTAAATCTGAACCACCACCACCAGTACCAGCACCCATTACGGATTGTGAAGTTACTGTTAATGTATCACTAGTTGCGTATCCTGAACCTGTTGCTACTACTTTTACTGTAATTGTTGTAGCATCTGAAGCTGTAACAGCAAATGTTGCACCTGATCCATCACCTGAAGTTGCTGATTGAGAAACTAAGTAATTAGCTGCAACTGCATTTGTTGGAGCTGAGGCTCCTGGAACTGCACTTTGGCTAAATTGACCACTTGCAGATGCCATAGTAACATTAACTTTTAATCCTGATCCTGAACCACCTGTAGTAGTTATGTTATCATACTGTCCTGCTAATCCGTTATCACCTGTGTTGTCATTGTATTGACCGAATACGTTTGTTCCATTTGGTATATCACCACTTTCTTGATCATTAAATATTGTTGATGAAGTTGCTGCTGTAAATGAACCAGAAGCTACTCTAGTAACAATTAAAGAAGTACCTCCATTTTGGAAATAGTTGTAAGCTGAAATAGATGTTAGGAATGTATATTCACTAGTATCATTTGCTGAACCACTTTCAAAGGTAGTACCAAAATTAGCTTGATACTCACTATAAGTAGTAATAAGCTTTGGAATATTTACTTGACCTTTTACTGTAGGTCCAATTATCGCTGCACCAGCTTGTATTGGTTGAGAAGTTATTTGAGATTGATCATTTTCTCTTGCTAATACTCCTGGGGAAATTAATGTTTCTGCCATGTTATTTAATTGTTATATTTTGATAATAAATATATGAGCTTTTGTCAAAAATTTAATTGTTAGGGGAAAATTCACCAGTATCTAAAGAAATTGTTCCTTTACCATATTTCTCTTCTAATTCTTTAGCTACTACGAGTTCTTTTTTTCTTAAATCAACTAAACTCACTTTTAATTCTTCTTTTTGAGCTTGAAGTTGCATTATTTGCACCTCTATAGCTCCTGTTGTTTCTACTATTTGGTTAAATTTGATTTTTAAATCACTAACCTCTTTAATTTCTTCTTCTGTTAATTTTGTCATATTATACGTATTAAAACTTATTATTAAAAACTATTGTTATTATGCAAGTCCTTGAATTACTGTTATTTCTGCTGTTCCACCAACTTGCAATCCACCTGTAGGAAAACCTGTACCATCATTATCTAATAAAACACGAATATAAGAAGAAGCAGCTCCTCCACTATTTACTGAAAAATCTACATCAATATTATCTCCTATTTGTGTTGTTTGATTTACTAAACTAACTGATCCTGATGGATTTTCTCCTACATTATATCCTGAACCTTCTAAACCAAAAACTGAATATGCTACTATTTGTCCTATTTTAGTTGCTGGTGTATTTAAGTTAGTTCCCCTTTCCATTAGTGTTAATTCTACTTTTATTTGAGCTGAACAATTAGTACCACTATTTAAAGCAGGGATTGGGTATAAACCTTGCCAAGGAAACCAAGTAAATATTTGTTCTTCAGTTTCATCTAATACTTTATTTTTTATAATAAAATTTGCTTTTTGAATACCATTACTACCTGCTACACTAACACTATTAAGATTACCAGCTGATAAATAACTTCCTGTAGGTTGTGATATACCACTTTGGATATTAATACTACCACTATAAACGTGAAGATCATTTGAAGCTGAAACTGCTACTTTTGCATTAGCTGCTGTTGTACCACCTAAAGCAAATGCAACTCTAGCTGCTCCACTTGTTGATTCATTAGATACATAAGTATCACCTGCAAAATTAAATCTAGTTTGAGTTGCTGATCTAACAGCTGTGTTAGTACCATCATGAACTTCTAAACCTGTAGTTGTTGCAGATCCTGATATGTATGCTCCTTCATTAGTAGTTGCAAATCTTCTTGTATTATTATAAAATAATCGAACATCACTATCTTGATTAAAAACAGCTAGTGTTTCTGCTTCATCACTACCTTTTATAGTTAATTGAGGAGTTCCAATAATTGAAGTAGCATCTGCATTTGTTATTAATTTAAACTCATCATCCTTAACTGACATAGAAACATTAGCTGTTCCTGATGCTGGATCTTCCATTGCTAAACTACCTGTAATTGAAATTCTATCAGTTTCAGCATTACCTAATCTTGTATTTCCTTGTACATCAAGATCTCCTGACGCTGTTATTTCAACTGCACTAATATCTCCAGCAATTACCGCATTAGCTGATGCTGT